AGACAAGAATATGTTACAGTAGAGACTGATAAGGATGTACATTAATATATCCATCTAACCGACCCACATGGTTATTATAAACATAAAAAATAATTTTGTCAAGCGTTTTATAAAAAAAGATTTATAAAAAATTTGACAATACAAAAAAAAAGATGTATAATATTAGATAATGAAAAAAATTATAAAAAGAAAAACAAGAAAACCTACTGATGAACATTATGTAGATAATAAAAAATTTATACAAGCGATGGAAGAATGGCAAAAAGATAGCAGTATTGCAAAAACTTTAAACAAACCTGTTCCGCCTGTTTCTGATTACATTGGCGAATGTTTTATGAAGATAGCTCATCACTTATCTTATCGTCCTAATTTTATTAACTATACCTATAGAGATGAAATGATTGCAGATGGTATTGAAAACTGTGTTCAATATAGTTATAATTTCAATCCAGAAAAATCTAAGAATCCTTTTGCCTATTTTACGCAAATAATTTATTATGCGTTTGTAAGAAGAATACAAAAGGAAAAGAAACAATCACATATTAAAAACAAAATGATAGAACGAGATATATATGAAACCTTTACAACACAGAAACATGATGTAAATGATTATCATAATCCAACGTTTGATGAGTTTAAAAATATGATGTTACCAGAGGAAGATGCTTATAAACCCAAAAATAAGAAAAAATCTTTAAAGAAAAAAGGAATAACTTTAGGATTAGAAATATTCATGGGCGGCAACGATAAATAATAATTTTATAATATGAAAGTGATACTGATTAGCGACCAACATATTGGCGCAAGGAACGATAACCTATCGTTTTTAAAATATTTTAAAAAGTTTTATGAGGAAGTCTTTTTTCCTTACATAGATGAACACGACATAACAACTATAATAAATTTAGGTGATATGTTTGATAGAAGAAAGTATGTTAACTTTAATACTTTACATTTTACAAAAGAAACATGGTTAGAACCATTAAGAAAAAGAAACATTAATGTTCATTGTCTTATAGGAAACCATGATACTTATTTTAAAAACACCAACGATATAAATTCTTGTAATCTTTTGTTTGATGAATATGAAAACATTCATGTATATCCAGAACCAGAAGTAATTCAGTTTGGTGGAGTGTCGGTATTGTTTATGCCATGGATGAATTCAGAAAATTATCCACAGTGTGTTAAATATCTTCAACAAGCAAAAGCTGATATATGTTTTGGACATTTAGCGCTAACTGGATTTGAACAACACAAAGGACATGTTGCAGAACAAGGTTATGATAAAGATTTATTTAAAAGATTTGAATTAGTTTTCTCTGGACATTATCATCGTAAATCAGATGATGGTCAGATTTATTATCTTGGCTCGCCATATGAAATGACATGGAGTGATTATGAATGTCCAAAGGGGTTTCATGTTTTTGATTTAGATACAAGAGAATTAACAAGGATTGAAAACCCACACAGGATTCATAAAAAGATTTACTTTGATGATAAGAAAAATAATTATGATGAACATGATGTATCACAATATAAAGAATGTTATGTGAAAGTAATTGTTGTTAACAAAGCAGATTTTTATAAGTTTGATAAGTTTGTAGATAGACTTATAAGTGATTCTGATGCATATGAAGTAAAAATTATAGAAGATTTTTCTGAAATAAATGCTGAGAATGTAAGTGATGAGATTATGGAGAATACAGAAGATACGATGATGTTGGTTGAAAAATATATTGATGATATAGATATAGATTTAGATAAAAAAAGATTAAAAGATATAATGAAAAGTTTATATGTTGAGGCAAGTGATTTAGATGTCGGTAACGTTTAGTAAAGTTCAGTGGAAAAATATACTTTCCACAGGTAATAATTTTATAGAAGTAATTTTAAATTCTAAATCTAAAACATTAATTGTTGGTGAGAATGGTTCTGGCAAATCCACTATTCTTGATGCAATTTGTTTTGGACTATTCAATAGACCCTTTCGTCAAATAACAAAAGGACAACTTGTTAACTCTGTAAATGAAAGAGATGCCGAAGTCCAAGTATATTTTTCTGTTGGACAACAAGAATTTAAAATCATTCGTGGAATTAAACCAAACAAGTTTGAGATTTATTGTAACGGAACAATGATAAATCAAGATGCAGCTGCTAAAGATTATCAAAAACACCTTGAACAAAATATACTTAAATTAAATTATCGTTCTTTTACACAAGTTGTTATTTTGGGTGCTTCTACGTTTGTTCCTTTTATGAAACTATCATCTGCACATCGTAGAGAAGTTGTTGAAGAAATTTTAGATATAAAAATCTTTTCAGTAATGAATCATCTATTAAAAAATAGATTGAAAGATGTTGCTAACGATATTGTTTCTATTGGCAATGACTATAAATTACATGAACAGAAAATAGAACAACAACAAAGACATTTAAAGGATTTACAAGACAATAAAGATAAAATTGTTGATGAGAATAATAAAAAGATTGTAAGAAATGTTAAATCTATTTTATCAAAACAAGATACGGTAACTAAATTAGAAATACAAAGTGAAAAATATCTTAAACAAATTGAAGAACAACCTATTATCAATAGGAAATTAAAAAAATTAAATAAACTTCATAATACTATCAGTGAAAAACAAAAAAGAATTGAAACAGAAGTAGATTTTTTTAATGACAATGAAGAATGTCCTACTTGTGAACAACTTATAGATTCTGATTTTAAAACAAGAGCTATAGAACTTAGAACAAAAAAACTTCAAGAATATATTGACGGACTAAAAGATATTGATAAAGATATTGGTACAAACGAAAAAGAACTTGATACGATAATAAACATTTCAGAAAAGATTAAATCGAATGATGTAGAGATTGGTAAATTAACTTCCTCTATAGAAGAATTAGAAAACTTTAATACAGAATATGAAAGTGAGGTTAAAGGTTTAACTGATAAAGATGCGACTGAAAAACAATTAAATGAATTAACTTCTTTACAAGAATCTTTGGTTTCTCTTGGAAAAAGAAAAGCAGAGATGGTTGAAGATAAACATTATAATGATGTTGTAAGAAACATGTTGCAAGATACTGGTATCAAAACTAAGATTGTTAAAAGATATCTTCCTGTAATGAACAAATTGATAAATGGTTATCTTTCATCTATGGACTTTTTTATTAACTTTACTATAGATGAAAACTTTAATGAAGTTATAAGGTCAAGATATCGTGATGAATTTAAATATTATTCTTTTAGTGAAGGTGAGAAAATGAGAATAGATTTAGCATTGCTGTTTACTTGGAGAGCTATCGCTAAAATGAAAAATTCTACGAATACGAATCTCTTGTTACTTGATGAGATATTTGATAGTTCATTAGATGGAACAGGTACAGATGATTTTCTAAAGATATTAAACACATTCCAAAAAGAAAATGTATTTGTTATATCCCACAAGGGTGATGTTCTATATGATAAATTTGCACACATATTGAAATTTGAGAAGATTCAAAACTTTTCAAAGAGAATAGATGTTGCTTGACATTTGAAATAGATATGTTATTATAATTAATGCAGGCATAGTATAAGTGGTAAGTACACTAGTCGTCCAGATTAGAAGCGTGGGTTCAACTCCCACTCGCCTGCTCCAAAAATAATCGCTTGACAATTAAAGGTTAATGGTTATCATATTAATATAGGATATTGCCTACGGGGATATCTTAAAACTCGCTTATAAGGAGACACGATATGAGTTATAGATTAGTTCGCTATTCACATAACCAGTTAGATGACCTATTTAAATTGACACCATTTTCAGTTGGTTTTGATAGTATGTTTGACCGACTATTAACAAACACTTACAATACAAGTACCACGTATCCACCTTACGATATTGTTAAGGTAGATGCAAGTAATTATGAAATTAGAGTTGCACTTGCTGGATTCACAAAAGATGATATTCAAGTTAACTATGAAGATGGTACTTTAAGTATTGAATCTGCTGAATCGGATGATTCAAAAGTAGTTGGTAAAGAAGAACATTTGGTTCATGGAATTTCAAAAAGAAAATTCAAAAGAACATTCACTCTTTCAGATGATATGGTAGTAAATGATGCTGGATTTAAAGACGGCATGTTAACTGTCAAACTTGGAAGAATCATACCAGATGAAAAGAAACCAAGAACAATAGACATTAAATAATAATGTTTAGTTTTGTTATGACAAGGGATTGTTTAGTCAATCCCTTTTTTTTTATTTCCCTCTTGACAAGACATTATTAATAATGTATAATATTAGAATACAATTAAAGGAGTATACATATTATGAAAATAAGTGAACAGACCAAAGAAATTCTAAAGAATTTCTCAAGTATAAATCAGAACTTATTAGTTAAGTCTGGTACAACCCTTACCACAATGTCGACAATGAAAAATATTGTCGCAAAGGCAGAAGTCAAGGAATCATTTCCAAAAGAGTTTGCGATATATGACTTGAATGAGTTTTTATCTGCACTATCTTTATTTGGAAACCCTGATTTAGATTTTCAAGAAAATCATGTGGTTATAACAGAAGATAAAACAAAGAATAAAACTTTAAAATATTTTTATTCAGACCCTAGTGTTATAGTTTCACCAACGAAAGACGTACAAATGCCTCAAGCAGAAGTATCATTTGAATTTAAACATGATACATTTAACAAAGTTGCAAAGGCATCTGCTGTTCTTGGTGTACCTGACCTTTTATTAAATGGAAGCGGTGCTTTATCAGTTACCGATAAGAAAAATTCTTCTGCAAATAATTTTTCTGTTGATGTTGATATAAAAGGAACAGGAGATTATAAGTTTTATTTTAAAGTTGAGAATCTAAAAATTATTTCTGGCGATTATGATGTAGAAATTTCTTCAAAAAATATTTCACATTTTATAAATAAAAGCAACGACAAAACTATTCAGTATTGGATTGCACTTGAACCAGATTCTTCCTATACGGAATAGTATAATGGAGTGATGGGAATTGAAAAAATTATTAAATATTTTTTCTACAAAGGAATGGAAACATTTTTGGGCAAAACCCGAATTTAAATCCTTAAATGAAATTGATTGGCAAACTATTTGCAAATACAGTATGATATATTGGGGAATAGTTTTAATATGGGCAATTTGGTTATTATAATATTATGAAAAAGGTGATTACATTATGGAAAATACATTTTTATTTGTTGAGAAATATAGACCAACAAAAATCAATGATTGCATATTAACGAAACAACTTAAAGAAACATTTTCTAAGTTTGTGGAACAAAAACATATACCGAATCTGTTATTAACAGGTGGCGCTGGTGTAGGAAAAACTACGGTTGCGAAATCAATGGTACAAGAGATTGGTGCAACTTGGTATATGATAAACGGTTCAGAGGAATCTGGAATTGATGTTCTACGAACTAAGATTAAAAACTTTGCATCTACATCTTCTTTAGAGGGTGGTAGAAAATATGTTATCATAGATGAAGCAGATTATCTTAATCCACAATCTACACAACCAGCGTTGCGTGGATTTATAGAAGAATTTCATAAGAACTGTGGATTTATTCTTACTTGCAATTACCGAAATAGAATTATCGAACCATTACATTCAAGATGTAGTGTTATAGATTTTATTATTCCTGTATCAGAAAGACCAATTCTTGCAGAAAGTTTTTTTAAAAGAGTTTCAGATATATTACAAAAAGAAGAAATACCTTTTGATACAAAAGTTATTGCAGAACTTATTAATACATTTTTTCCAGATTGGAGAAGAACATTAAATGAGATTCAAAGATATTCTGTATCTGGAAAGATAGATGCTGGTATCTTGGTTAATCTTTCAGATGTGAATATGAAAGATTTGGTATCTCATATGAAAGAAAAAGATTATAAATCAGTTCGTAAGTGGGTTGTAGAAAATATGGATAACGACCCTGCTAAACTTTTTAGAAAAATATATGATTATGCAAATGATTATATTGAACCAGCTAATATTCCACACCTTGTGTTAATTCTGGCAGATTATCAATACAAACAAGCATTTAGTGCCGACAGCGAGATTAATGTTCTTGCATGTCTTACAGAAATTATGGGGCAATGTAAATTTAAATGAGCTACGAATTGAAAGATTATCTTAATGCAATTAATAATACGAAACAAAAGTTGATGGATAGTGATGATACCATATGGGAAAAGAAATACCCATCTTTTATTGTTAATAAGGTGTTATGTGCATTTGAGGATTGTATTTTGTTGGTAAATGAATTGAATACTAGACCACATGTGGACAAGAAACTCCAATTCATGTTTCTTCTAAATACTATTAGAAAAAGGAATAGATTTTCTAAATGGTTGAGAAAATCAAAAATCAATGATTTGGGTGTATGTAAAGAATACTATGGTTATAATAATGAAAAAGCAAAGGAAGCTCTTCAAATACTTACCAAAAAACAATTACAAATCATCAAAGAAAAATTAAACAGAGGTGGAACTAAATGACAGTCGTTAAATGGGATATTGAAAACATGTTAGAAGTTTCTTTAGAAGAACCAGATAATTTTCTAAAGGTTAGAGAAACATTATCGAGAATAGGGGTTGCATCTAGGAAAGAAAAAAAGTTATTTCAATCTTGTCATATACTACATAAACAAGGAAAATATTATATAGTGCATTTCAAAGAATTGTTTGCACTTGATGGAAAAGAAACAAACATTAATGAGAATGATATTGCTAGAAGGAATACTATTACACAACTTTTGGCAGATTGGAAACTACTTTTTATTGTTGGTGAGAATGGAGCTAAAGCGCCATTAAGTCAAATAAAAGTGATTTCTTTTAAAGAAAAAAGTGAATGGATATTGGAAACTAAATACACCATTGGAAAGAGTATTGAGCCAAAACCAGTACCAGAAAGTGATTAATTAATTAAAGGAGTATATTATGAATGTACACGATGAATTAAACATTATGCAGAAAGATGCTGATGTACCAAAGTTACCTGCTATATTACACGCACTTAAATTAAAATATGAAAGTGAAATTGCTATAGCAAAAACTAACCTTGATGTTTATTTAAATAATTCAGTTGGTGTCGGCGAACATTCAACCATAGTTGAAGCATCTGAAGTAGAATTAAAAAGAATAGATGCTGCACAAGCTATGTTAGATGTTATAGCAAGACATTACCTATAAAATAAAAATATTATATGATGTTCTATACTAATGTATACCAATGGGGTGATAGTTTACTTGTTCGTGCAATTGAGAACAACAAAAGAATTGCGAAACGAGTAAGATATGAACCTACTTTATTTGTTCCTGTACAGAAACAAACTTCGTTTACTACATTAGATGGTAAGTTTCTCACACCAATGAAATTTACTTCTATGAAAGAAGCAAAAGAATTTGTTGAACAATATAAAGACCAACCTCATTTGGTTTTTGGTCATACCCAATATGCATATACCTATATTGCAGACAAGTATCCAGAAGATATTAAATGGGATTATAACAAATTACTTTTGATTACGATTGATATAGAAGTTGAATGTGAAAATGGATTTCCAAATCCTAGACAATCAATAGAACCATTACTTTCTATCACAGTAAAAAATCATCAAACACAAGCAATTGTTGTTTGGGGTATTGGTAAGTTTACAACAGATAGAGATGATGTAACTTATATTCAATGTAAAGATGAAAGAGATTTGCTTGAAGAATTTATAGTATTTTGGGAACAGAATACACCAGATGTTGTAACTGGTTGGAATATTGATTTCTTTGATATTCCTTATCTTATGAATCGTATTAAATTATTGTTTGGAGAAAAGAAGTTAAAAGCATTTTCGCCATGGGGTAATGTAAGTGAGAAAGAAGTTTTTATGATGGGAAGAAAACACCAGACATATGATATTCTTGGTGTTGCGACATTAGATTATCTGCAATTATATAAAAAATTTACTTATACAAATCAAGAAAATTATCGTTTAGACCATATTGCACATGTTGAACTAGATGAACAAAAACATGAAAACCCATATGAAACTTTTAAAGAGTGGTATACGAAAGATTATCAATCATTTATAGAATATAATATTACAGATGTTGAACTTGTTGATAGACTTGAAGATAAACTAAAACTAATTGAACTTCTTATTACTATGGCATATGATTGTAAAGTAAATTATAGTGATATGTTAGGTTCAGTAAAATATTGGGATATACTCATTTATAATTATTTGCGTAAGAAAAATATTATTGTTCCACAAAAAGCAAAACATTCAGCAAAGATAGAAAGATATGAAGGTGCATATGTTAAAGACCCACAAGTCGGTATGCATAATTGGGTTGTTAGTTTAGATTTAAATTCACTATACCCACATTTGATTATGCAATACAATATATCTCCAGAAACTTTAATTAAACAAGTTAAAAATGTTGATGTAGATAAATTATTAAATCAGAAAATAGATACATCTTTTCTCCCAAAGGATACTACGATTACACCGAATGGTGCAATATTCAGAACTGATAAGAAAGGATTTTTTCCAGAACTAATGGAAAAGATTTATAATGATAGAGTTATCTATAAAAGAAAAGCATTAAAATCTAGTCAACTTTATGAAGATACAAAAGATAAAAAACATCTTAATGATATGTCTCGTTATCATACAAAACAATTAGCACAGAAAATTTCTTTAAATAGTGCTTATGGTGCTATTGGAAATGAATGGTTTCGTTATTATGATATTCGAAACGCAGAAGCGATTACAACTTCTGGACAACTTGCAATTCGTTGGATTGAAAAAAAGGTGAATAACTATCTTAATAAATTATTTAATACAAAAGAAAAAGATTATATTATTGCATCAGATACAGATAGTATCTATGTTACATTTGGAGAACTTATCTCGCAGGTATTTAAAGAGGATGTATCGCCTACAAAGATTATTAATTTTCTTGATAAAGTTATTAAAGAAAAAGTCGAACCATTTATTGACGAATCATATGAAGAACTAGCAAAATATTTACATGCATATGAACAAAAGATGGTAATGAAACGAGAAGTTATTGCAGATAAAGGAATATGGACTGCAAAGAAAAGATATATTTTAAATGTATGGGATAGTGAAGGTGTTAGATATAAAGAACCACATTTAAAAATAATGGGAATTGAAGCAGTAAAATCTTCAACACCTGCTTCATGTAGAAAGAAGATTAAAGAAGCACTTAAATTGATTATGAGTGGTAATGAAAAAGAATTAAATCAATTTATACAAGAGTTTCGTAAAGAGTTTTTACAATTACCACCAGAAGATATTGCGTATCCACGTTCAGTAAATGGTGTGAATAAATTTATGGATTCAAATGCGTTATATAAGAAAGGAACACCGATACATGTTAAGGGTGCTATATTATACAATTATTTATTAAAGAAAAATAAATTAACGAATAAGTATCCTATAATTCAAGATGGGGATAAGATAAAGTTTTTTCCATTAAGACAACCAAACATATATCAATCGAATGTGATGTCTTTCTTTACGAAGTTGCCAAAAGAATTTAATATTAATGATATTATAGATTATGATACACAATTTAATAAGGCATTTGTAGAACCACTTAACTTGGTTATTGAAAGGATTGGGTGGAAAGTTGATAAGAGTTATGGAACACAATTATCTTTGGAGGATTTTTTTGCATGATATTAAATAGAAAAGACGCTATTCATGCCGCTAATATTTTTGTTTCTTATTATAAAGATTTTGGCCGTATAGATGATTATTTAAGAAAAGTTAAACTGAAAGAATGGCGAAATACCCAACGGCATTACCAGGTATGGGACCAGAAGATGAATTCTTTTGTGATTTTGATATGCACCCACAAGATATGGAGTTTTCTCTTTATGAGCCTAAGACATCTGACTTTGTTAACTATCTTGAAAT